GTGGCATTTCCTACAGACCCTGTAGCAGAAACGCCAGTGACAGTAACGGGTATGGCTTGGTTCCAAGCGTCTTGGCCCCAAGTGCCGCGTCCCCAACCCGTTACATTAGCCAAGGTTAACTCACTACGCTATGCGTATGATAGCGTTACTTGCGTCTGCTGTTGGAAACTGAATAGTAAAAGTGCCCGAAGTAGACGTTTTGTTTGAAGAAAAGTCCAGCACTGCAACAGCTTTATTACTATTGGTGTCATTATAAATTAATGCACCCATCGCTGTGATGGTAGCTGTTGTAAAGCTAAGATCCGCAAAATCAGTGAATGCCGTGGTTCCAGATGTTGTTGGAGCTACTTTAGTAAGCGCCCCGCCTCCTGTTGCATAAGTTCCGCTAGAGGCTACTTCACCAGTTGTAACAAAAGCCGTGGTAGCCGCTCCTAATGTTGCCGTCGTGCTAGATTTACCACCACTGCCCTCTGCGTACAAAGCTAACTTAAAAGCGTTGCCGTTTGTTGCGAAATTGTGCGTACCCAACATCAATTCTTGCTTGAATGCGGTACACATTGCTTGTGCTATTGCCATTACAGTCTCCCTATAGCGTCAGCTAGTTGATGTTGACCCGCTTCACGGACCTTCGCGCAAATAGTAGCACGTTCTTCTCTTCTAGCCAACTCCACATAATATTGCACTAAATTTCTTACTCTATCTTTGAATGCTTCTGCTTGCAATCTTATAGGCTCTGGGGCTTCATCAGAAATGTACATTATTTTATTTGCTGCCATATCAGCTATTTGATCGTTAGATAAGCCACCATTATCAGACGAAACAACATTAACGGATCCCACTGATCCAACATTAACTTCAAACATGATCGTGCCTTCCAAATATTATGGGTTCAGATTCTCCTAAAGCGCCATCAACTGGCTCTGGAGGGTCAAATTGTGATTGTTTTGTAATTAAAAGATTACCCTCTTGAACTGTTTGAATCAAAGGATCGTCTAATCTGTGATAACCATATAGCTTTTCGTTATCTGGGACATTTGTATCCAACAAACCTGAACGATGAGCCACCTCTATTTTTATTCCTTTAGCTATAGCTGTAGCGCACCAAAACTCTACGCAAGCTCTTCCTGATTCAGCCATATTTACATTTTTGTATGTGAAATCTATTCCATACAAACATATTTTGGTAGCTTTTTTCCATATGGCATAAGCCATTGCATAAGCCACAGTGTTGTTAAAATAACAAACACCTACGTCTTTTACGACTTTTTCTAATGGGTATAACTCTATGGCTGGATAATCTTTATGTTTAATGCAGGAGTAAATTGGTGCTGTATTCTTTTCAAGAAACTCTCTTGCTACACCAGTTTGAGATCCTGCATTTTCAGTATCCAAAAACCTAGATACGGGGTCCATCATAAATGTTTTATCAACATGCAGTATTGCACCTATGCAATTTATGCCCCATACCTCATTAAACTCTTGAGAAGCAATACGCGCAGATATGTAATCAGCGTAGCTGCCACCAAGCCCAACAATGGCTATTTTCATGTTTTGTTTGCCCTTACTAGCCCTTCACGATATGCGTCTGTGTTTTCAACACCACTAGCATAATTTTTTAACCTGCCAATGGATTCAGTGTATCTAGCGATATAAAGTTGAAGCATGTCAGTTTCACCTTTCATAAAGGTGTAAGCTTCAATTAAAGAACCATATAATAGTGTATTAGGGGCATTTTCACTTAACCAAGTAGTAGTTGTATCTGTGCTAGTAGAAACAACAGTGCCTGTGGCTCCGCTTGTGCCTCCTGTAACAGTTTCCCCTACAGTTAAATCATTACTTGGTATGACAATAATCATAGTGGTGCCACTTGGAACTGAATTTACAGTTGCGCTTACGCCACTTGTGCCTCCAGTAATTGTTTCACTAGCAACAAATGTTCCACTAACACTACTAACAGTAAGTGTAAATGTGCTTACTGTTAAACTCTCTGGCCTATAAAAATAATGCAATTCAGAAGAAAAGGCTGCATTAGGCACTGGCGCAAGAATAAAATTTTGAAAATCATAAAGAGCGTAATATTTTGGAACACCAGTCGCGCCTGTAGGATTAAATTCTTGTAAAAAATTAACATCTTTCAATAACAAAAATTCTTTAGTGCTAGAATTAGTCATGCTTAAACTAAAAGAAGCTAAATAATCAGTTGGAACTGCAAGAAATTGATTACCAGAAGTTGTTGTTCCAGTAACATTTTTACGAAAATAATCTAAATCAACTTCTTTAAGAATTTTCTCTTCTGCATTATCAATAAAAACACTTAGATTATTTTTAAAAGTAGTCTCAGTGTTTTCTGTCCAGTCTTGAATTGCAGTTTTTAATGTTGTGTATGTATAGCTCATGGTGTGTTCACCTGTCCGCCCATGCCACTGTGGTTAGTGCAATAATAGTACAACGTAGGAGCGCCACTGGCTACGGTTATTTGAGTATAGGCTCCAGAAGAACCCGGTGTTCCACTTGTGGTTACACCAGTCGTGTATTGTGATCCACCACTATGCGTACCACCAGAGGTTGTTGAAAATCTTAAAGGATGACTAGAGTTGCTACTGTCAGATTGATCAAAACGGTAAGTGCTGCCTTCAGACAGGCTGACCGTAGCTTGTCTAGCACCATTAATGTAATATTTATTAGCTCCAAGATAAGAAGCAACTGTAACAGTATATGTAGCAGCTATGGATGTTCCTGTGCCTGACGCGGTAACTGTTCCCACTGAACCAGTCCCCGTAACGCCCGTTGTCGTTGCGCTAGTTGGTGTAATGACACTGCCACCAAAGGTGACAGTTCCAATTTCACCTTGCATTGCAGGTATTAATGGCTGAAACAACAGTGTTGTTAAATTAAATGCAGGGAAACTAACTGTAGTACCAATTATATTGCTAGTATCAGGGCGCGGATCTCTTAATGCTTCAGCGTCTATGGCGTGACGAACAGGCTGTATTTGTGGATGCTTTTCTTCCCATTCGTCTTTTCCAACAAGCAAACCGTTCCATTCTTTACGCATGTCACGCAAACGATACCTGAAACCAGATCTGTCAGAAATGCCATAAGCATCTTTTCCAGAAGCAAACCTTCCCATTATCTAATACTATAGAATTGGAGGTTAGGGCTTACGCTAAATGATGCTCTATCACGATCTTCTGCTTGTGCTTTGTCAAACTCTTCATCATATATGGTTTTTAACACCTGTATTCTGTCTGGCGCTTTCTTAATGGATAAATAGTAAGCAAGTCCAGCAGCCAAACATGGATAGAATCTAAATGGTATGTCTACTGTATTAGTAAACGTATCAGCGTCATCTATCCTTGTGAGAGAGTCATAAACCAGTACATCTGTACTGTTTTCAGGCGTAGGCCATATTTTAATTACAGGCGTTACTTGACGATCAACAAAGAATTGAGAAGGGCGAGATTGAGTGTCTTTAGAGTTTATTGACAGATAGGCATCTCTGCTAACTCTGCTCATAGACAAATCAGAGTCGCTTCTTCGCACTACCATAGACAAAACATCAATTACGTCTGCGCCAAGAGTATAACTAGCAGTTCCTTGAGTAAGGGCTTGCGTTCTTTGCGTTATAGTCCACTGGTTCAAACCGCGATTGGCCCAATCAGCAAACATTAAATTCAAAGAACGCTTTGCAGTTTTTAGGTCATAACCTGTTTTAACTTCCAAGCCGCAACGCTCAAAAGCTTCTTCAATGTAATCACTTACATCTAGTTCAAAATCAGTTGACCCGGAAACAGCCATTATTTCTTGACCTTACCGCCGCGCATCATGCCCATAGCCATAGCTTTGCGAGGAGATATTTGTTTGGCTGCACCGCCGCCCATCATCTTCTTAGGAGCAACTTTTCCACCACCACGCATTTTTCTAGCTTTTTTAGCAGCACCGCCACCCATCATTTTCTTGGGTGCAGTTGCACCGCCGCCACGCATGCGTTTAGCTTGTTTTTTGGCACCTACCATTTTGATGTCTCCTATATCTACGGTTTAAAATCAAATTCACATAATCTTGAGGATCATAGTTTTCATAGTATCCCATTTTTTCTAGCTTTTGACTAGCATCATCTAATTCTGACAATCTTTGTATGAATACCATCGTAAAATTCGTTTGAAAAGCAAGCAGCCAAACATCCATTTTATTGTAAGCAAACCACTCATTCATCGCAATACAAGCTGCTTCGACTTCTTCATATGTCTGTGATGGCTCCTCTTCTAAACAAATTATAATTGAATGCTTATCACTAAAATTCTTGCATTGTGCCGCTATAGTTTCCCATAAATCTTGTCTACTAACGCATTCAACTACTTTTAACTTTTCTTCCTTAAATGCTTTTTTTGCATAAGGACAAGGAGCAAAACCCAGATCAGGGTCCACCACACTTAAATCATTCATAACCCAGTCTTCAATTAACTTTAGGATTTCTTTCTTCTCTTTAATGACTTCACCCTTCTTGGCTTACCTGCTGGTTGCCCAAGCCTTCTCTTTTGCGATACCCTGCTACGCTTCTCAGCGGCTGTCATTTCTTTGGTTGTTTTGGGAGTCTTAGAGGAGACACGTTTGGAGGGGCGACAATATGGAGTTTTCCGTTTATCACCTTTGCTACGCCCACACGCTTTCCCCGTGGAAACGTCCTTCCAGTCCTCTTTGAACCACCTTTTGAGAGCAAGCCCACTTTTGGTTTTCCTTACCGCCATGCTAAAACCCTATCACCACTCTATAAGTTTATCACTGCTATTGGGATCATACTCACACATATAAGATCTAGGGCAGAACTCAGTAACTATCATTGATGTCCTAGTCTTGTTTGCTCCCAGATAAACACAATGCCATTCACCATTTACTTTCTTATATCTTTCAAGCCTACACTCAACAAACCTAGTTTCTGCTCTTGCTATCATAGAAATCAATACAGCAAAAAGAACTATAACAGCAACTATAACTCCACTAATCATAAAGAACTGTTTTAGGCTTTCTTCAAACTCTCTAGCTTCTTGTATTTTCTTTCTTCTAGCCTCCGCCGCAGCTTCTTTTGCAGCCTGTATACGTTTAGCTCGTTCTTCCGTAATGGATTTCCATGTTCCATGACCAAATCTAAAGTCAATCATTTGTGCTATTTCGCGCATTTGCTCTTGAGCTAACTTAGCGTCAATCACCTCTCTTGCTACATTGGCAACACCAAACTGATCGCCTACGCTAACACCAGACTTCTTGCTTCTTTTATGCTGAACCTGTTTTTCGCCTTCAAAAAGATTATCAATATATCCAGCAATATCAGATACATCATTAGCAGTTCCAATAGCACTTTTAATGCCATCGACTGCACTTTTAAATAATGCGAATCCTGCTAGAGCAGTCGAAATTGGTTCCATTTTTCCCTACGAATATTTAGTTGCTTTTCTTTTGTTACTCATGACAATTCCACAACCTCTAGCAACATTTGGATTGCTAGAAGGCCGTTTTGCCCTTGTAACTGCCCCTCCATCTTCCATTTTTTTAGGCTTGTTGCCCCAGTTTTTTGCTCCAACTTTTCTACACTTTGCAATAGCGCCTGAAGCATATGCGCTCGGAAAAACCTTATAACGAGCCTTTACCTTGCTATAACAAGCGTCTTTAGGCATCTTAGAACTCCGCTTTGATGGTGGGCTTGAAATTTGTTTGGGGATGGAACTGCGCGAGATTGCCATCATACGTCCTTCCTGTAAATTCTTCCCACATAGGTTTTAGCATCTGGTGGTTTGCGTCTACTTTAACAGCTATGACCGCTGTATCCATTTTTAAATCTACAATAGAAGTGCCTATCCAACCAAGTAGCCCAAGCAAGGCCGTGAGGAAAACAGAGCTAGAAGCGATTGCAATACCCTTTAACATTTCCATCTCCTCCTAGCTGCACAAATACGTTTTTTTGGCGTTTTCTTGCAACTAATATTGTGCATTTTCATTTGCCCTTTTGACCGACTGCAATAAGAAGAACGGCGCTTTGCAGATTTACTCCCCTTCTTAACATCGCCCGTGACCGCTGTTTTTAACTTGCTTCCGGGGTTCTTTCTTCTATAAGCAGCAACCCCAGCCTTAGTCATTCCCGCTCCAGAACTTGTGGAGCGGAAATTCTTTTTGTTGCGTTTTGGCATGTTACTTTT